CATATGAATTAGGCGAGACAATATGAACTGGGGTTGTGTAGCTTGTCTGTGAGCGGTAGCAACCTGAGATCTAAATCATAGACTGTGCTCGGAGAAGTCTATATGGCAACACTTCTGGACAGGGGTTCGACTCCCCTCATCTCCACCAATATTTAAATTAAAGCTAGAAGATACGTAATTACTGGATAAAACCAGTAGTTACCTAATCTTCTAGCTTTTTTATTTGTTCGTATATGATCGTTAAAATACGTATTTATTCGCTTGAAATTTCACCACGATTTCACCACCGTTTCACCACGAGACACTTTTTTAAAAATCATGGAAAAAGTACTTAAAAACAGTACTTTATAATAAAAAAGACCGGCAATAATGCCGGCCTAATTATGCCATAATATCGATCGAATCGAGTATCTGTTTTTCTTGTTCTTTCATAGCATCCGTAACATGAGTATAAATCGATAGGGTAGTCTTAGGTTCATTATGGCCTACACGAGCCATAATCGTTTTAAGAGGCGTTTGTTTCTCGGCTAATAATGATATGTGAGTATGCCGGAATGTGTGAGTCGTTACTGTTTTATTAAATGGTACCGATTTAAGAATTTTATTTAAATAATGTGAATCATAAGGTACGCCGCCATCCGTTACGAAGATATAATTATCGTCGTTTTTATAATGCTGCATGATTTGCTTACGGCTATGGTTAAGCTGTATAAATGTCGATAAGATATGTCGAGCACGTTTATTTAATTGCACTCTACGGGCCGAGTATTCATTCTTAGGGGGTAGACGTAGGCCCTTATCACTTAACGTCGCATTGACGTCAATATACTCATTTTTAGGGTTATAATCCTTAACACGTAATGCTCTTAATTCGCCGATACGTAATCCGGTTAACGCCTGGAATTCGAATAGGAGGGCTACTCGTTGATTCTTCTTAGCAAGAGCCGTAAGGAAAGTTTTTAATTCATCTTTCGTAAGGAACTTCTCTCTGGCTTTAGTCATTTCTTCGGTAGTACGAGGAGGGCGCTTTAATATAATATCTTCTAAATAAGATATATCGTTGATGTAGCCCATACGCTTACCATATTTTAATACTTGCTTTAGTACAGAATAAACGCGCTTAACATAATTGAAGCTCTTCTCTAATAGACATTTATTTAACATACGCTGGATATAAATGGCTTTTAAATTAACGACTAAAATATCGCCTTCAATCCATTTTAATAACGTCTTAGCATGGTATTCGATATTCTGCTGTGTAGTTACCTTGCGCAAGCCTTTATCGATGGCGACGAATTCATCGACTAAAGTCTTAAGGGTAAGTGTCTTACTACTAACACTATTCGTTAGAATCTCGTTAATTCTATCGCTAAGAATACGTTGCATCTCTTTTTGAACTGCTTTAGTATTTTTAGACGATGTAACACTAACTCGTTTATTCTTGCCGGTCAAAGGATCCTTATAGTTCTCTCCATAACGATAGGAGATAGTACCGTTTTTTTGCCTACGTTCATCAATATACATTGAGTCCTCCTATTTCATAGCCGAAATAATAGTATATAACGCTCGTATTTGATTTTCATCGAGATTGATAAGAAGCCTATTAATGTCCACAATTAATAGCTCCTTATTGTATTCATCGACCTTTGGCGTTACGATATTCTTCATTTCATCTAAGTCAACATTAAGAATTTTAGATAAAGCTTCGATAATATGCTTCGGCGGCGATTTAACCTTACCATTCTCTAACATTGTATAAGACGTTCTCTTAAAAGAAGCATTCTTTAAATCTTCTGGTGTAAGGTTAGCGCCTTTATCCTCGACAATCTTTCGGCGAAGTTCCTCCTCGATAGCTTTAGCAATAGCATCGTGAGTATTAAACCCTTTTTGGATGCGAAGTTCCTTTAATCTGTGTGCTCTCATATATATATCCTCCTATATACATATACTACTACAGAGTCCTTTAAAAGTCAATAACGTGTCCTTGACTGAACACATACGATCATTTATAATAATGTATGATAGATGATAACTCCAATCAGTGTTAGTAACAAGGAGCTATATGGCTACAAAAGAATGGTCTAGTATCACAGATCTAGGCAAAATCTTCGATATCGGAAGAACTAAAACGACGGAACTAGTACATCAAATGGAAATCGATCCAGAATATCGTGACAATGTTATCTCTTTTTCTCATCGTAAGAAAAGCGTTAATATTGAGGCTTTTAGAACATATCTCGTTAATAAAGTTAGTCGTAAATGGGTTAAATAATGTTATCTATGCAGAATTGATATAACTAGACATGCATAACTTCATGACAAAAGTAGGTAATATCCCATTGAATCGCAAATAAAGCGATACATTATTATTTAATTAACGAGGTTTCAAAAATGACTCTACAACAAAAAATCCAATCTAAGACAACTGAATACACTATTATCGGCCATGAATACATTAAAGGTGAAGGCCATGTATGGACTGTTAAGAATAATAGTACTGGCGAAGTTAGCAAGAAAAATACATATGAGCTAACTGGCGGCACAGACACAGCGGCTAATAACTACAAAAATAAGACTAATCGTAAGCTTAAAGACGGCGCTAAGAATGTTAAGCACGGCATGTCTAATACTAAGTTCTATCGCGAGTGGAAGCAGATGAAGAACCGCTGTAACAATCCTTCTCAAGCTCAACATGACAAATACAGCAAGAAAGGCTATTCTCCTCGATGGGAAACATTCGAAGGTTTTTATAATGATATGTACGACACATACGAAGAAGGCTTAACAATCGATCGTATCAACGGTGACTTAGGATATTTCCCGTGGAATTGTCGCTGGGCCGACAGAATCACACAACAACGGAATATGAAGTCTAACGTTAGAATCAACTGGTTCGGTACTGAAATGACGTTAGTTGAGTTAGTCGAAAGACACGACTTAACTAACTACGGCGTGTGCAATCACGATCTACGCCGTTATCAAAGTATGGGCTTTAGTTTAGATATGGCGGCTGTTATGATGGTCTTTGGATTTGCTACCGGTATTAGACTGCTTAAAGGCAGTCCTAAAGCTAAAACTATTAAAGCTGGTAAGGAACTGTATGGCGACGTATTCGGTACATTAAGCGATCCTTTAAATCCAAATAATCTAGCGGCTATGTGTAGAACATCAGAAGTAGCCTATATGGAAGCGTTATAAAATAACAACAGATCCTCTACTTAGAATAATCTAGGTAGGGGATCTTTTTATTATGTATAAATATTTGACGACGCTCTATATCGAAGTAGAATTTACGTTAGGATAAATCATACGAGGTTAATATCAAAACTTCCGTACAGGTTAAATAAATGAATTTTATGGCTATTCCTATATCGTAGATATATGTAGCGAAACAGTAAGCGCGGGCCGAGGCTGTAAAGCCGAGTATTAGTTATTTGTAGCTAATGTTCTTGAACGATTTAAATAAAGCGTCTGTATTGGAAGTTATTATAGCTTCTAGTATAAATGTATATCCATTATTTAAAAGTCTCGTACAGCTTAAATAAATGAATTTTATAGCTATTGTTAAACGGCAGTTATATGTGATTTAAATGTAGTTTAATTTAGATAATGTAGGAGTAGCTGTTAATGGTGAGAGTATTATAGAGTGTTTGATGGCGGCAGCAATTAATGTTCTGGAAGTAGTTATACATCGAACATCTGTTCTTATTATCGATACATCATGAGAAGTAGTATTTCGTGGCCATGCTATTAGACAAAGAATGCTGGCAATATATTATGTAGTCGATGCTTTATTGATGCCGGCAACATAAAGCCTTTGGTGATCGTATGCCGATGCAGAAGAGGAAGTAGCTGCCATTATTAAACTACAATATATCATCAATTATTATTAGCTACTCCTACATCTTATAGTGGTACTCGAGAATACGATGTAAGAGATGCTTTTAGTGTTGCTATGCTATAAAACTACATAGCTTAAAGATTTTATTGGTTATGTCGATAATGGCTATTAAATGATTATAATATCTGCATCGTACATGGTTATAACGTATCACATGGCGGCGACTTTAAACATTATAATAATATTCCATTAACAGCTCCACTACATTCTAATAGCTCCAACATTAAAATAATCTAATATCATTTCATATCTAAACAACATTTATCTAAACTATATATCCTAGCTAAATTACATATCGAAATTTAACTACATCATCATGGCCGCATCAAACAATATAAGATAGTTTCCCCCGTTTTCCTCTCGATGATCATAATATACTATGTACAGAAAGATCATATTAACGAAAGCTATATTATTATAGTTGTTATGCATTAATACCTAAATATCATGATTAAAACGTCAGATATTTAGGTACTTTTTTATTGGAGCGAAATAATGCCGTTAGTTTTAGACGATGCAGATACATTTATTATGCATAATTTGTATAGGTATATCGACATAACTAACAGCATTTCATAGGTAATATCATATTGACGGTGAAATTAATACGATATTCATAATGCATTATCTAACCCTTTGTAGAATAACAGCATTTTGCATTACATATAAGAGTCGCTTCGCTCCTCCTAATGAAACTAACTCGCTCACTTCGTTCGCTTCGCCAGTTTCATTTAATTTCACTACATCAAAAAATATTTTTTATAAAATGTAACAACTTTATATTTTTGTGAGTAATATATCATCGTAGAGGTAAAACACTTCCGAATGATTAATTCGTTCGCTGGCGCTCACTTCATAATCATTCTACAGTGATCGTCGCCTCAAGCATTGAAAATGTTCCTGGACATATTCCAGTTTTTTTTGAAAATTATATTGTCAATGACTTGCGGGCGACGAAAGTATTTAGTATAATATATGTAGAGTGATAGATGTAGATTAACGTATAGAATTTGATCTGATTAAAAAAGTGGTGGCTACTCTATTATATTTCTAAAAAGAGACAGACACCAAAAATTAACATAAAAAACATAAAAAACATTAGATTTTATATGATATTTGAAGAAAAAATAATACACACCCCTATGGGTGGTTTTAATAACACACAAAGAACCCGATGGGGATATTTTAAATCAGTAAATTTTAATAAGAAAAGGATAATAATTATGGCACTAAAAGAAGATTTTGAATTATTCGATGAACTTGCAAAAAATGAACCAGTACCAGGTCTAGATGATGTAAAAGAAGGAAAAGAAGATGACGGCTTTAACGGAGATGGTATTAAATTCGATTATGATGCCAAACTCATTTTAGAAAAAATGCCAGAGAACGGTGGCCCTATAAAACATTATTATAAAGGTAAAATGATAGGCGACATTGAGCTTTTTACTAAAAATGGTAAGTTTGCTAATCTTAACAATTTGAATACAAGAACCCTTATATTTAATCTTGTCAAAGAAGATTTAATTCAACATTTTGTAGAAATCTGTAGAGAAGATTCTAGAAAACAAGGTAAAAATCAGACTAATTTTGCGACATTTGAATGTGCTCTTAGAGTATTAGCTCTTCATTTAGATGAAGATAATCACATAATTGGTGTAAGAAAAGGATATAATATTAAGCTTAATACTAAACAATTAAAACGTTTTCTTGGAACCGGAAACTATGCTTTATCTCAAGCGCAAGCTACAGCATTAATAAGAGCGGCAAAAAAAGCCGATATTATTCATCAAAAAGGTCGCGGTGATAACGCTTATTTTATTATGAATCCTATTTTTAGTAATGGAGCATATATTGCAAGAATTAGCCGTAAAGCATTGGTTGAATTTAATAGTATGTTAAAACCATTATTTGCTGAACGACAATATATTGATTGCGTCAAATACCTTATTGACGAAGGCGAATTAACAGAAGATTGCCTTATGGAGAATAACGATAATGAAGAATAAAGAACTTATAAAAGAAACACTTTTTACAATATTAACAGATTTTAGTGTTGTAGGGCGCCTAAGACCGCCTATAGATTTACATAAAACATTTACTAAACGACTAAAAGAATGTTTACCTAAAGAATTTAGTATCATACATACAGCTATCATTGAATCACCACATGAATGTAATGAAAATCACGCAGCTTATCTTAAGGTTATAGACGACGAAGGTAAAACATATAAAGCTGGAGTTTATTATAATCGCTCAGGCTTCGATGTTAGTATAGACGAGGTAAATTAATCCAATGGAAAATAAAGAAATAACATATATCAATAATTGTCGAAGAAAAATAACTGACGCATTACTTAATTCTGAATCGACATATAAAACAAATAAAATCAGAACCAAGTCAGAAATTGAAGCAGATCTTAAAGAAGAACTACAAGATAATCTTAAACCTTCTCTTAATGTAGTCGATACTTTTGTCGTGACTAATGATCACGGAAGAATTGGAGCATGGTTCGCAATCGTAGAGGATGATAAATACCAATATCAAGCCTCAAAAACATTTGGTGAAAATAGTTTGATCGCCGTATCGACAGCTACTTTTAAATAATTTATATAGATATAGCAAGGACTAATATTATGGCAACATATGACGAAACTAAAAAAACAATAATATTTACTGAAGATGAATTAACTAAATGTTTTTCTAATCAACAAAAAATTCATAGAATGCTTACTAATGATCGTGTTTTATTAAGCATGGCCCATCGTTGTGGATCAAATAAAAGATTTGAGGCATATCTCAACAGAATTATTAAATTAATACCAGTTAAGACTAAAATCGTTCGTCTTGAAAACTATAGTAACGATGATCCGAAATTAGATTTTGATGATTTACTTTTAGTATTAACCGATGGAACATTGACTTACATCTATAAATTTAATGCAGATCGTTATGGCATAGGAGCAGCTACATCTGTTATACCAGCAAACGAGGAAGAACAAAATTTATTCCTTGCTAAAGACTAACAAAACTTCATCGAAAGTTCATCAACAATATCGCTTAAGACCATCATCCAGTGCGTAATATACCATTGAATGGCGAACAGCGAAGACAATTTAATAACCTTAGATCGGGCGCCAAGAGATAATCAACTCTGGCGCCTTTTCTTTTTAGCGCGGACGACGCCATATCCCATTTATTTATTAGGCCCTACAACATTATTAAAGGAAATACTATTAATACTATTATGAAACTATCTTATCTAATACCAACTACAGAATTCCTTACTAAAGAAGAAGAAAAAGCTCTATTCAAAGAGTACCATGAAACACCATCTACACGACGCAAAAAAGATATTAAAGAAGATTTAGTTCTTAATCAAGCCGGACACATAATTAGTATCGCTTCGATTTATAAAGATGCCGACGATATCGAAGACCTTTTCCAGGAGGGTATGATCGCCGTACTAGAATCTTTCGAGAGCTATGACTATACAAAAGGAGCATCGTTTACGACATACACAAGAAATGGCATCTTCCGACAAATATGCTACTATCTTCGCCGGAATAAAACGATTAGACTTCCGGCCTTAGCCGTCGAAAAACTTAAAAAGATTAATAAAGCAAAAGACCTTCTCACAAGACTTAATAAACCGATCACGACAGACGCTATCTCAGAAATCACCGGCATTAAGGAGTTTAATGTTATCGAGATATTAAATAGTCTTACAGTCGAAGAACTAGATCGGTTACAAAATGACGGGGAAGGCGAGACTTCTCGATTATCGCAGATAGAAGATCCGACAGCAGAAAAAGCACTCGACCAGGTACTCGAAGACCTCACACCACCAAGCATCGATTTATCGTCGTTAACCGAACGAGAAAAGGCTGTTATCGAGTTATTCTATTATAAAGAATACTCATCGAATAAAATTGCTAAAACACTCGGCATTAAACCTAGTGCAGTACATGAAGCTAAAAGCCGAGCATTATTTAAGTTGCGCGAAAGTATGACAAAGGAGAAATAACCATGAATCTTAAAATTAGAAAACAACGTCCTGGCGAAGAACCTAATATTTATGTCGATCTTCTTGAGGACAACGTCGTTATCGTATCGACATTTTATTTGAGAGCCCTTGTATATGGTGCGCTGGCATTCATATTCTTATTAGCTCATTTCCTCATCTCTTTATTTAACTAAATATATATATAAAGGAATACTATGACATATACTAAACAACGAAAGAATCTTATTAAAGAACTATTAGATAAATCTAATAATTATTTAGAGAAACCTCTTTTCAATGAAGACCATCCTTACTATAATACTAACTTAGCCAGAAAATACCTTGAACGATATAAGGAGGCTAAGATCAATCTTAAACAGTCGAATGCATTAACCAAGCTCTACGATCAAGATATTTCACGTTTTGACGATGAAGAACTACAAAGCCTACTTCAAGAATATAAACGTCAAGAAGTACAGTCGCAAAAAGAGTATATTAAAATCCAGCAAGAGGTTATTAATACGATTAATCAAGTAGAGGATGCCCGCCATAAGTTATTATTAACTAACTATTATCTAAATGATATACCTTTAGTACAAATAGCTAGTAATTGGGAATTGTCCTATACACAGAATAGAGGATGTACTTTTAGAGCTATTAAATATATCCTTGTCGAAGCTCTTAAAGAGGTATGCGTTATTCTACATGGAGACAACAATGGATGATGAATTAACTATTATATTATTCTTAATATTCGTCGGTATGTATTTGCCGATGATCATATTTTCTTTAATCTAGTTTTAAAAAATTGCAAAATTACACATACAACTACATCAAAACAATAAACGGCGGCCGAACATAATCGACCGCCTTTTCATTTTTATTAGCTTCTATAACTTCTCTTACATATAACAACATATATAACATATAAATAACATTATCTAATATCTTTTCCCCTCTTTTCCCCTATAACAATATAATATATATACTGTAAGAGTAAAACAATACATAATTCATACCTCCTATTGTTTTTGTAACACTACTTTTACATGTGAATTGTCATTTTTTGAATTCCTTTCTTTCAAAATTTACTACTAAAAAAAAGATACCCTCCTAATAAGAGGGTACTTTTTTTATCCCTAAAATAGAACATACATTCGAATTAATATATACAACGAAAAGAGGTGAGATCCATCGCCATTAAAGAAAACTCAAGAGGCAAGCTTATTGTCGATGGGTACACTTTAACGCATAAACAAACTATCTTTTGTGAGGAATATGTAGCCAGCAATCACGATGCGTATAAAGCCGCAGTAGAAGCGGGTTATAAGTGCAAGACACGTAAAGCGGCACTTAACATAGCCAGCGAAAACTTGGAAAAACCGGCCATTCAAGCTTACATAGCTGAATTAGAGCGTCGTATTAATAAAAGACACGAACAACGAGTAGCAACTATCGAAGATCGAAGAAACCTATTAACACAGTTTATCTACGATCAAGATATAAAAGCTACCGATCGTCTTAAAGCACTCGATATTTTAAATAAGATGGATGCTGCTTATGAACAACGTATCAAAATGGACACGACGATTAATAATCCGGTCCAATCCTTAACAACAGAAGAGCTTCGTTCTCTAATTGAGAAAGAACACGATTAATATTCCCTATGTGATTTTTAACATTTACGAACGCATACGAACACTAAAAGGAGGTGAGACGAATTTCTAAAGTAAGCCAAATGAGAATGACGCCAGAGTTAAAAAAACGAATTCAGTACGAAGCACGTTTAGAATTAGCTAGGCGTGACTTCTTCGATTATTGTGAATTAATGGCTCCCGACTTCTACAAACGATCGCGCCAATATCTTATTCACTTAACAGGCACTCTACAGAACTTCGTATTCAACTCCTCTAAAAAAGTATTAGTCGTATCAATGCCACCACGTACCGGTAAATCACGTACTGGTTCATTATTTGTCGAATGGTACCTCGGTAAAGATCCGACGCAAAAGATTATGACGGGATCTTACAACGAAACACTATCGACACAATTCGCTAAATCGGTACGTAATGCAATTCAAACTAATAAAGCTGATCCATACGTTCCTGTTTATTCCGATGTATTTCCCGATATCAAAATTAAACAAGGTGATGCGGCCATGAATATGTGGAGCCTCGAAGGACAATATTCTTCTTATTTGGCTACATCTCCTTCGGGTACGGCAACCGGTTTCGGGTGTTCCTTAATGATCATAGACGACGTAATTAAGAATGCTCTCGAGGCAAATAACCAACTTACTAAACAAGCTCACTTCGAATGGTTTACAAATACGATGCTATCACGACTCGAAGAAGGCGGCAAAATCATTATCATAATGACACGCTGGGCTTCCGACGATTTAGCTGGACGTATTATTAATCACTTTAAGGACGATGCCGAGGTCGTATCGCTTAAAGCACTTCAAGAAGATGGCACTATGCTATGCGACGAAGTACTTTCCCGTGAGTCTTACGAAGAGAAGAAGAAGTTAATATCTCCCGATATATTCTATGCGAACTATCAACAAGAACCGATCGACCTTAAAGGTCAGCTTTACTCGTCCCTCAAGACATACGATAAGCCTCCTCAATTCGAGAAGATACAGTCTTACACAGATACGGCAGATACTGGTACCGATTATCTATGTTCGATTATATACGGCATATATCAAAAAGAAGCCTATATACTCGACGTCATTTATACGAATGATCCGATGGAAATAACAGAACCTCTCGTAGCAAAACATTTGTTCGATTATAAAGTTAACGAAGCGTACATCGAATCGAATAACGGCGGCCGAGGGTTCTCTCGACAAATATCTTATTATTTAACAGACACTTATAACACTAATTACACAGTAATAAGACCATTCCATCAGTCTAAGAATAAACAATCTAGAATACTCTCTAATGCTACATGGGTTATGGAACACATTTACTTCCCGTATAACTGGCACAATAAATATCCAGATTTTTATAAAGCAATAACATCTTATCAACGTGAAGGTAAAAACCTACATGACGATGCTCCCGATGCTTTAACAGGTGTCGCCGAAAAGATTAATACACAAACTCCTATATTCTCTTTTGATTAATAAAGGATATCCAATGAATACTACTGAACAATGGATAGACATTATACGTCAGAATCGAGGCGTATCGGAACAAGAATTCGTTAAAGCCGAACTCGAAAAATTCCTATTCTCCACGAAACGACGCAAAATGATCCTATCTCGAAATTATTATCTCGGGAAACAGAATGAACCTAAGCATCTTATCTACACTCAAAAGAATAAGATGGAAGACGCTTCTGGTATTATCCCGAATAATAAGATCATTAATAACTTATTCGACGATCTAGTCGATCAGAAAACAAATTATCTATTATCTAAACCGATCGATACTCAAATACAACAAGATATCGACCTTACCGAATACTTTAATCCATCATTCCAGAATTTACTTAAAGAGTTAGGTAAAGACGTATATCAATGTTCTATCGGTTATCTACATCCATATATCAACGATAAAGGTACTCTTTCCTTTAAGCGTTTTAAGCCAGAAAACGTTATCCCGTTCTGGCATGACGACGAGCATAAACAACTCGACGCTTTTATTTACTTCTATGACATCGAGATATATCAGAATACGAATCTAACGACGACAGAAACACACGTCGAATACTATTTACCCGAAGGCGTACATTATTACACGTATACTAACGGCTCTATATTCCCCGACACGACTAAATATAATACGTCGTATATTCAGAAGAACGATATCTCGTACAACTGGAAATCGGTTCCGTTAATCTGGTTTAAGCCTAATTCAGACGAGACATTCTTAATCGACCGCATTAAGACACTTCAAGATGCCCTTAATCAAATGTTATCTAACTTCGCTAACGTAATGTCTCAAGACGTACATAATACGATTTTAGTACTTAAAGGGTACGACGGTACCAACCTCGAAGAGTTCCGACATAACTTAGCTAAACACGGCGTTATTAAAATCTCTTCGACTCCGGAAGTACAAGGCGATGTCGAAGCATTAAACGTTAATGTCGATGCGACTAACTACACGACGATTATTAAAGAATTAGAACGTGCAATCATTACGAATGGTCGTGGCTTCGACGCTAAAGACGATCGGATGCGTAATAACCCTAATCAGATGAACATTAACTCGATGTATTCCGATATCGACCTCGATGCTAACGAAATGGAAGCCGAATTCCAGGCTTCGTTACATAATCTCGTAGAGTTTATTAATGCTTATCGATCCCTTAATAATTTACCTTTAATAGATTCTATTAAATTTATATTTAATCGAGACTTACCTATTAATCAAACAGATACTATCGAAGCTATTAAAAATTCTGTCGGCATCCTATCCGAAAGAACCTTAGTCGCCAATCATCCGTTTACACTTAACGTCGATGAGGAGCTCGAACAAATTAAAAAGGAACGACAAGAAGTATTTAATCAAGATTATACATACGAAGGTAATTAATCATGTATTGGGAAGATCGTTTTATCCGACAAAAAGAAGATGGCTTACTCGATGCGCAAAAGCAATTTAACGATCTTACGTCGATAACCGAGTATGCTCTCGAAAAACAAGTATCACAGATACAGTCGTTCTATCAGAAATATGCAAATACTAACGGCATAACACTACAAGAAGCCAAAAAGCAATTAACGGCAAGAGAATTAAAGGCGTTTAAATTAACGCTAAAACAATATATTAAGCTGGCACAACAAAAAGATTTATCACCTAAACAAATTAAGCTGCTCGAAAATGCATCGTTAAGGTCACGACTCTCTCGTATCGAAGCACTTTGGATACATACGCAACAGTTTGCCGAAGAGATGGCCGCCGACACTAATGCTCATTTAACAGATTTCCTTTCTAAACAATATGAATCTAATTATTATCAATCAGCATATATAACACAATCATTATTAGGCAACTATCAAACTTTTAGACAAGTACCTAAGAAACAGATATTAGCTACTATACGACAACCGTGGAGCGAAAGTAATTTCTCCGATCGTATATGGCAACAGAAAGACGTTCTTATTAATAAGCTACGTCAAGAGATAACACGTTCCTTTATAGCACAAGAATCATCGGAACGCACGACGGAACGTATATCGCAGTCGTTTAATACACAAATATCTAATGTACGACGTTTAGTCGAAACTGAAACGGCATACGTTCAAGAATTAGCGTTACACGATTCTTTTAAAGAGTTAAACGTAAAAGAATATCAGATCTTAGCGACGCTCGATACGCATACGTCGTCTATATGTCGTCGCCTCGATAAACACGTCGTACCGTTATCCGACTTTAAACCCGGAATAACGGCGCCACCGTTTCATCCATATTGTCGTTCGACGATGATACCTAACGTACCACTTAACTCACGAGCATCACGACCAGATCAGAAGACAAAGTACATACCCGATATGACTTACGAAGAGTGGAAGTCCGATTATCTTAAATAGTCGGCGCCACTCTTATTATATTGTCTTTTTATTGTTTGAAGACGATAAAGAACAAGCAATAACAATTAATCAAATGTGAGATGTGACTCACGAGAATAAAACGAAACGTATTAATTTAAGGAGCTTTCCCCTATGACTAAAGAACAACTATTAGCACTTAACCTTACCGAAGATCAAGTAACAGCAATTATCGAAGACTACGGTAAAAACTATGTATCTAAATCACAATTTAACGAAAAAAACGATGCATATAAGCAAGCTAAACAAGAAATTGAAAACTTAACGAACGATATTAACACGTTATCTAAAGCTAACGAAGCGAACGAAGCATTGCAACAACAAATTAAAGAACTTCAAGACGCCGCACAACGAAGAGAAAGCGATTATCTCGAAAGTATCAAGACTATGAAGATCGATACGGCAATCGCAAGAGAAGTATTAGAAGCCGGCGCCATGAATACAACAATATTAACAGGCTTATTAGACCGCTCTAAGATCACTTACGATAACGAAACTATCACCGGTATTCAAGAACAAATTAAATCTTTAAAAGAATCTGATCCTTATTTATTTAAACAAGATTCTATTAAAGGTGTCGTACCAGGGGAAGCAACGCCTAAAACTGAAAACGGCTTAACTAAAGAACAATTTAATAAATTATCTTACAAGGATCGCGTAGCTCTTCAAGAGCAAGATCCAGACCTTTATAACGAATTATCTCATTAATAAGGAGAATATCTTACAATGGCTAACGAAACAAAACTAGCAAATATTATTAATCCTCAAGTTATGGCAGATATGGTATCTGCTGGCTTGCCTAAAGCACTTAAATTTACTCCGTTCGCAAAAATCGATACGACTCTCGTAGGCGTACCTGGTTCCGAAATTACTATTCCATCCTGGAACTACACTGGCGCAGCCGAAGAAGTAGGCGAAGCAGTTTCTGCTACGGCTTCCGTTATGACAGCATCTACTAAAAAAGCTGCCGTTAAAAAAGCCGTTAAAGCTATCGCACTTTCCGACGAAGCAGTTCTTTCCGGTTATGGCGATCCTGTAGGCGAAGCTACTCATCAAATCGTAATGTCTATCGCCGATAAATTGGATCAAGACGTATTGACAGCTCTCGGTACTGCTACATTAACTTCTACAGACGCTAAACCTATCTCTTACAAAGGCGTAGTAAATGCTGTCGATAAATTGAACGAAGAAGGCAACACTGAAAAAGTTCTTTTCGTCGCTCCTTCTCAAGTAACGACTCTTCGTTTAGATCCAGACTTCATCGATCGCAATAAATACGGTAACGACGTAATGGTATCTGGTGAAATCGGTATGGTAGCTGGCTGTCGTGTAGTCGTATCTCGTCGTATTAACGATACTGGTGCTACGATCGATAACTACATCGTATGCTTAACTCCAGAAATCGAAGACGGTACTCCAGCTCTTCCAGCAGTTACAGTCGTATTAAAACGCGATATTCAATTAGTAACAGCTTATAAAGAATTGGAAGGCGTTACTAATATCGTAGCTAATAAACACTATGCAGTAGCTCTTACTAACGAATCTAAAGTAGTTAAAGCAACATTTAAAAAATAATATAGGTTAAATAATCATGGATTCTATAAAAGAACTAATTCGCTTCACGACTCATTTTAACGTGACGCCAGAATACGACTCCGTTCTTCAATATATCTATGATGCGGAACGGCAATATCTTCTCAATATCTTAAACGACGAAGAGTTGCCGTCCGAACTATCTGGACTACTCGATAAAAGAGTGGCCGCAAGGTTTATCGACCATCATAAAGATATGATTCTTAAAGAAGCCGATCTTCAACCGATCACCAGATTAAAAGAGGGCGATACGGAAATTGAGTTCGGCGGCGATAATACCTTATCAAATTTAACAGCTCTTACATCTAAATGGTTATCCTTAGAAGGTACTGAAATAACATGTTATCGAAAATTAAAATGGTAGCTCGTCAACATATCGAGCGTCTTTATACAGATACATGTATTCTTACTGAACAGAAGAAAGCCATACAAGATCCTCTCACTGGCATAATTAAGAACGGCGAACTCGAAGCAATCAGTTACCCTTGTCGAGTGTCGTACAAGACGCTTCAATCTAACGATATTATTAATAAGCTACCATCGGCTTCGCAAATCGTAGTCTTATTCATTTCGCCCGATCTCGAGATTAAGCCAGGTACCGATATCGAAGTGATACGAAACGGCCGACACTTCGCTTATACAGCTTCCTCACAAGTTGCGTTATACGATACTCACCAGGAGATCCAATTAACGCTTAAGAGTAAACATAATGGCTAACGTTACTGTCGACCTTTCGGGATTCGAAGATCTATTAAGGAAGACTCAAGAGCTTCAGAATAATATATCTTCTCTTAACGAAGAAATCACCGACAACTTAGCACAACATTATTTAGCCGAAGCTATAGCTAATACTCCGGTCGGTCAGCTACAGATATCGCCGGACGGTAAATACCGTTCAGAATCGGAACACATGAGACGATCCTGGGAAGCAGAACGTATTAACGATACTACTGTTAAAGTACAGAATACGGCTTCCTATGCATCATATGTAAACGACGGCCATAGGCAACGACCAGGACGTTTTATACCCGTACTCGGTAAACGTCTTACTAAGTCGTTTGTTAAGGGCTTACATATGCAAGAGAAGGCAGAAGCGGCTACGAGAAGAGCATCAGATAAGATTATTAAGAACGCGCTCGACGACTACTTATCAACGTGGAGCAAATAATGAACTATATCAACGAAATCATCGACGGCATAGCTAAATCATTATTTAACAGCTTTAAATACCCTATATATATCGACGAGATTAAATCAGATGCACAATTCCCTTGTTTCGTTATCGAAACATTAAATACAGAACAGAAGCATTTACTAGACATTCGTTATGAACGACGTAATGACTTCGATATTATGTTCTTTATTTCAGACGACGATTATATCGAAGAGCAAAAGGTACAAATTAATCCGATTACGGAAAGCTTATATTTCGACTTAGAATATATAACCCTCTCCGACGGATCACTACTCAACGGCATCGATATGAGTCACCGTGTTACGGACGGCATCTTACATTTTAAAGTCTCTTATGAGTATCATATCTTAAAAGCTATTAATAAAGATCCTATGCTTAATTTAAAACAACATCAAGAGGTAACAGATAATGCCAAGAACAAAGAAAACTGAAGTAGTAGTAACGGATGCAATTAACGAAGAAACAACTACTGCTCCAGTTCCTACTTTTACTCCAGAAGTGATTATTGCTTCTGAACGTTTTAAACAATACGCCGACTTAATTGCCGCGGTCATCGAAGATCGCGAATACAGCATCGAAGAGGTCGAAGCTTTACTACAAGATACTTTAAATAAACCGGTCATTGAAGTTTTTAATGACGAAATCTTTAACGATTAATTTTTTAAATAAAGGAGAACTACTCAATGGCATTAGGTGGCGGTTACTGGCTATTTCAAAATAAAACATTGCCAGGCGCATATATCAACTTCGTCTCCAAATTAAAACCATTCGCAGAAATCGTAGATCGCGGTTATGCGACTATGGCACTTTCCTTAGACTGGGGCGAAACTAACAAAATCGTACGTGTCGAACAAGAAGAATTCCAAAAGGATTCCCTTCGTATCTTCGGTTACGATTATGCTCACGAAAAAATGAAAGGTCTTCGTGATCTTTTCATTAATACTAAAACATTATATTTATATCGTTTAAATTCCGACGCAGTTAAAGCACAATCTACCGTCGCTACGGCGACGTGCGGTGGTGTACGTGGCAACGATATCGCAGTCGCAGTAGCGGCCGATATTAACGATGCATCTAAATTCACGGTTACGACATACTTAAAAACTGACGGCGTCGTTAAGAAAGTCGACGAACAAACTGGTCTAGCTACTCCGAAAGAGCTCGTAGATAATGCATTCGTTACGTTTAACGAAATGGCTAACTTCACAGCTCAAGCAGCTACATACTTGAATGGCGGTACTAACGGTACTCAAGTACAAGCATCCGACTATCAGAAGTATATCGAATTGATCGAGCCGTTCTACTTCAACGTGTTAGGCTATGCCGGTACTGATCAAACAATTCAAAACTTATTCATCGCATTCGCTAAACGTACTCGTGAAACTACAGGTCAAAAATTCCAAGTATGTCTTTATAACAACACTAAGGCTAATTACGAAGGCGTTATTTCCTTAGCTAATAAAGTTAATGATAAAGGAGCGGAACCAGGTGCTGGTGTCTACTGGTTAACTGGGGCCGAAGCATCTTGTCCTATTAATAGATCCCTTACCAACCATGTATACGATGGAGAATATGACTTTAACGTACAATATAAACAATACGAATTAGAACAATTTATTAAAGGCGGTCAAATCGTATTCCATAACGTAGCCGATTCTGCTTCCGGTAACGTTAAAGGCAACACTCGTCTATTATCCGACGTGAATACATTTACCGAATTCTCTAAGGAACGCACTAAAGATTTTGCTCTTAACCAAGTTATTAGAGTACTCGATAATTCCGCATACGATGTAGCTCGATTATTTAACAATTATTATTTAGGTAAAACTCCTAACGATAAAGATGGTCGTATTGCTTTATGGAACGACATCGTAAAACTTTTCGAAGATTATGCTAAGGTACGTGCAATTAAGGAATTTGAATCTAAAGACGTTCAAATTCCGACAGAGGGCGACGAAAAAGGTTCCGTAGTCGTTAACTACGAGATTAACCCGACAGTCGCTATGGATAAATTGTACGCTACTTGCTACGTAAAATAAGGAGCTAATTATTAATGGCAGATAAAGTTCAAACTATGTTAGCAAAAGACGTTATCCGTGCAGTCGAAGCTCGTGCTTATATGACTATCAACGGTAAACGTCGTTTGCTATTAAACGCTAAAAAAATCGAGATTAAACTCGATAAAACTAAAGACGAAGTATCTATCTTAGGTCGTATCACTAAAGGCAATAAATCTGTCGGCGCTAAAGGTACTGGCTCTATGACAGTATACGACAATACACCGATCTTCACAGAGCTTATGCTCGATTTTATGAATAAAGGTAAAGACGTATACTTCGATCTTCAAGTTACTAACGAGGATTCCGATTCCGCAGCTGGTACTCGTACAGTGATCGTTAAAGGTGTTAACATCGATAACTTCAATCTTACGTTAGCCGATGCCGACGGTAAATACCTCGAACAAGACGTAGACTTCACATTCGAAGGTCTTGAAATTCCAGAAAACTTTAAAGAATTAGACGGTATGCAAGCCTAATTCCGCGTAAATCTTAGATAAGGGGCCTTATGGCTCCTTATTATTCTATACAAGGAGATTAACCCTCTATGGCAGATATCAAAAATATGTCCTTAAATGGATTCTTTAAATCTAACGCTAAATCTTTACCAGACGTAAAGGTAGTCGTATCTGAACGCTTCACAAATGAAGACGGTACTCCGATCGAATGGGTACTACATCCAATTAGCACTAAACGTGTCGAAGAAATTACGAAACGCAATACGAAAACTACGATTAAAAACGGCAAAAAAGAGTCCGTCGTTAACGAAGAAAATCTTAACGCCGAACTTCTCGAAGCTGTCGTATTATATCCATCTTTAAACGATGCGGAACTACAAGACTCTTATGGCGTATCCTCCGCTAACGAATTGTTAAGTGTTATGTTGTATCCTGGCGAAACTCAAGTATTAACAAATGCGTTACAAGAAGTTATGTCCGGTACTAAAGCTAACGATATCGACGAATTAAAAAACTAATAGAGGAGAACCCAGAGGCATATCTCTACCATAGGGCACTCCAAGATTTACATATACGTCCGCTCGAATTAAATTCTATGGATGAACAGGAACGAAATTTTATCTTCGCCTCGATCGCCATGAGAGAAAAGGAGCGGACTCACATTTCCAAAGAATTAAAACGAAATAAATCAGGAGTAGAATATGTCTATATTATCTAACACGATTAAGTTAAATAACGGTGTTTCTCCTGTCTTAAAAGATATAACTCAAACGGCTAGTAATGCTTCGACCGGCATGTCCAACTTCGTACAGCAAGTTACGAATACTGGCAATGCGGCCAATAAAGCAAATGGTTCTTTATCTAACCTTAAAGCAATCTTCTTAGGTTCTTTAGGGGCTAATATAGCAGCTGCTGCTATTGCTAAAGTAGGCGATGCGATCGGTCATGTATTCGAAGCCGCTCAAGAATTTGCATCGATTCAAGCACGATTAAAATTAGTAGCCGGAGAGCAAGGCAACGTAGTCGGGTTAAATAAACAAATTTATGACTCCGCCCGGCGTTCCCGTACCGAATATGCTTCTATGGCCGAAACAGTAGCGACGTTAGCACAATCGGCTCATGACGCATTCCCAGATCCTAAAGAGGCTATCGATTTTGCCGAAAAGATTAACAAAGTAATGGCTATCGGTGGTACGACTGGCGTCAATAAAAAGAATGCTATGATCCAGTTAACACAAGGCTTAGCTTCTGGTGCATTACAAGGTGACGAATTCCGTTCAATTGCCGAGAATGCTCCGATGATCGAGAATATCATCGCTAAAACTATGGGCGTTTCTCGTGGTGAATTAAAGAAACTAGCTTCTGAAGGTAAAGTTACAGCTGAAATTATTAAGAAGGCTATGACAGATAATGCGGCCGAAATTGAAGAAGCCTATCGTTCCTTACCTCATACATTCGCAGACTGGGCGACCGATATTAAGTCGGTAGCTCAATATGCATTTGCTCCATTATTTAACGTTATTAACGACTTAGCTAATTCACCAGAATTCAGACAATTTATCGATAGTATCGAAAACAATATCCAATACTTAGCTCCGATCATCACTAATATAGCTAACGAAATATCGTATGCATTTAAACAGATATTAACAGTCGGTCAACAAGTATTTAGTTGGTTACAAGAAAACGGTGAAGTCGTTAAAGCTGTTTTATTCGGAATAGCAACCGTAGCTCTCGTATATGCTGCTAACTGGGCCGTAGCTACAGCTTCGACTGTTGCGGCGACTATAGCTCAATGGGAATTAAATACTGCTATGTTAGCATGTCCGGCGACCTGGGTAGCATTAGCTATTATGGCTATTATCGGTGCTATTTATCTCGTAGTCGATGCTTATAATGACTGGGCCGGTACTTCGGTAAGCGTAGTCGGAATCATCGGTGGTTTATTCGGCTTCTTATTCTCCGTTATTTATAACGGTATTGCTTTTGTATGGAACATGTTTATTGCATGGGCTAACTTCTTAATGACTGTATTCAAAAACCCAGTACAAGCTATTAAGAATTTATTCGGTGACTTATGGAATAATATCGTCGATTATGCCGTACAAGGTATTAATGCGATGATCGATGTATTATCGAAAGTACCGTTCTTAAAGAATCTATTATCGGGTGTCGGTCATGTCGTAGCCGGTAACTTCCACGTAGAAACGACTAGCGGTCCTCTTAGCGACTATAAGATGAATTATACCGATACGATGAACGAAGCTACTTACGGTTATAATCTAGGCCAATCTGGTGCAGAACGCATCGGGAATATCTTTAAAGATAACGGTAGCTGGACTAACGGTAAAGAAAGCGATATCGACAACAATAATAAACGTGATGCCGTAGCTAATGCTGCTAAAGATACTGCTAAGAACTCTAAGAAAACGGCTAAAAATACCGATAAAATGGCTAAAGGTATCGAATTAACGGCCGAAGAAATTAAAAATCTTCATGGCTCTTACTTAACAGATGCCGTTAAAGAATGGTCTAACCGCACAATTAATTTAAATGTCGTTAACCATAATAATATCGATTCTGACGTAGACCACGGCGCATTTACGACTAACTTCGTAGCCGGTCTAAAACAAGCACTCGAATCTAATCCTACGACTGGAGGTGTCATCTAATGAAAGGTCAATATTATTTCTATATCGGCAATATTCAAATTCCGATCCCTCCAGAGCAACTTAATATAGCTTTTTCTAATAAGAACGAAACAGTCGATTTATTGAGTACTGGCGAAGTTAATATCCCGAAGGATATGGGCCTCACCAGCTACGCATTTAGACTGTTATTGCCGAACAGCAATTATCCGTTTAACCAATCTTTATTATTTAAATCTAAGAAGGCAAGCTACTATATCGATGAGATTATGAAAATGAAGAAGGCTAAACAACCTGTTAATTTCATCGTGATACGTATGAAGCCAGATGGCACTATGTTAAGCATGGTAAATACGAAAGTAACTATCGAAGATTTAAATACAGAAGAAGCCTGGCAACACGGTTTTGATGTGTACTTAGATATCGTATTAAAAGAATGGAAATCATACGGTACTAAGAAGTTAACGACGACCGAAAATGCTGACGGCACTAAAACACAAAAAACAGAACAGACACGAGAATCTGCTAAGACGCCTAATAAAAATGTCGAAGCTCCTTCTGGCGGTATTAAATCGACATTACAACGCGTTATCAAAAAAGAGTTAGGCAACACTAATAATTTATTTGCAATAGCGGCTTTAAATAAGATAACGGTACCTTGTTACTTAGCCGGTAAACAAGCGCTACAGTTATACGAGAATGGTAAAGGAGTTAAATAATGGTGGCAACTACTCAAACATTAACCGTTAAGCCAGCTCCTTTATTAGTCGACTATTCGTTAATCATAAAAAACGATAAAGGAGAGTTCTTTATCGACCCTCAAGACGGGGTTACGTTAGATCGTAGTCCCGATCTTGCTCCGGCTAAACTTAAATTTAGAGTATACAAAGACGAAGTACTCGATTTCGAAGAAGGGAATCAAGTTACGTTCGCCGTTAATGGCGAAGTTATCTTTGTTGGTTACGTATTTGAAAAGAGTCGTAGTAAGTCACGATTCATCGAAGTCTTATGTTACGACCAGCTTCGCTACCTTAAATCGTATGGATGCTATGTATTCGATAATACGAAAACAGCTTCTGAACGTATTAAAGCTTTATGTGAAGATTTCGGTATTAAGATCGGCAATATAGTCGATACGAAAGTTAAGATCGACCATGTATTCGACAATAAAACGGTACAAGATATTATCCAAACGCTCCTTATGAAGTCGACGATCGCATCTCCCGTTAATAATAAAACGAAACATAAACCGATCTATGTCGTATACGACGACAAAGGCCTTTTATATGTGAAAGAGATGGACGATATGATCACCGAAGTCTTGATCGACGAGACTCAAGTCGAAGACTACGAATATATATCGTCGATCGATAAAAATACCTACACTCAATTATTAGTAGTACGTGAAGCGCCTGTTAAAGGTAAGAACAAGAAAGAATTGTTACGAACTGGCGGCGCGTATTGTAACGATAACATTAAACGCTGGGGTGTACTTCAAAAGGTATATAAACCCGACGAGAAAGATGTTAATGCTATCGATAAGGCCAAGAAAATGTTAGAGTCTTTATCTAAAAAAACTCATACATTAAAACTAAAAGGAGTATTAGGTGATACGTCGTTAAGACCTGGTAGCGGTATCTACGTTAATTTTAATTTAGGTGATCAGTTGTTAAACGAATTAGTATATGTTAATGCGGTCGAACATACCTTTAAAAATCATGAACATCGAATGGATTTAGAGTTGATTTACTTCGATAAACAACAGCCTAAGATCGAAACGAAAGATTATGGCGATGCTGAAGTTAGAAAACGTATCGAAGAATACAAGAAGAGTAAGCATAAATCTAGTAAGTCTTCGTCTAGCGCGTCTAAAACGTCGAATGCGACTAATTCACAAGTTCAAGCTGGTATGAGTGCTATCGAAGGTACTTCTTATCCGATCGATCCTTCTAATGGATGCGTTAACCGTGCTTTAGCCGGTGCTAGTTACTATAACGCAGATTGCGCCGATCTATACAATCAAGGTATCGATAATGTCGATAATATGGAAGCCGGTTTAAATGCTAAGGGTTATGTTTCAGAAGCATATACTGGACAAGCTAATCCTGGCGACATATTAGTATACGGCGACAATCAACACGTCGTTATTGCTGACGGTAACGGTGGTTTCGTCGGGAATAGTACTAAGCGTGGTTACGTTATTCAAGGGAACGACGTTAACTATGCATTCCGTGACGGTGTAGCTCCGGTAAAAATCATAAGAACGGGTGTTAAATAATGAACAACGATTATAATAAAATACTTAATTTATTTAAAGAAATAGCTATGAATACGATAGATAGTGCTGTTCCGGTAAGTATTTTAATAGGCTCCGTTACACAAGTTAATCCGTTAGTTATATCGTTAGGGGCTAATTTACCGATACCGGAAGAACGTATCGTATTAACGAAAAATACATGTGAGTGGACGATGGAAATGTCCGTCGATCATATCACCGAAAATAGAAGTGGTGGCGGTGGTTACGCTGAATTTGCTAGTCACAATCACGAATATAAAGGCCGTAAAAAATATTTAGTACATAATCAATTACAAGTAGGCGATAAAGTACTATTAATTCAAGAAACCGGCGGGCAACGATATATTGCCTTAGACCGTTTATATAATCCGAATGTGGGGTGTACGACTAAATAATGGCACTTACTCCATCTAATTCTAACTACGACGTTTTCGATCCGACTCTAATTACGAAGGAACCTTCTTATACGTTTAGAGTACGATACGAAGACGATTACAAATTACTCGACATGTGTGACGATATCGAAGCCATGAAGCAAGCAATTTTTAAAATCATTAACACGCCACGATATAAATATCTTATTTATAGTTGGGACTACGGTATAGAACTCGAAGATTTAATCGGCGAAGCTATACCGTATGTTTATGCCCTTATCGAGCAACGTATTAAAGAAGCCTTGTTACACGACGATAGAATCACCGATGTCTACGACTTTGAATTTTCTAATAACGAAGGTTCAGTCTTATGTATATTTACATGCGACACCATTTACGGTGTTATTAGCAATATCAGTAAGGAGATTAACGTTTAATGTACGAGAATAAAACATACGAAAATCTATTAGCCGATATGCTATATCGTGTTAACTCTAAATACGATAAACGTGAAGGCTCTATGATTTATGATGGTGTAGCTCCGGCCGCGTTTGAATTTGCTGAAGCTTACATCATGGCAAGAGCTATTATTAAACAAACGTATGCTAAGACCGCCGACAGAGATTTCTTAGCGTTACGCGCAATCGAATTTAATATCGTACCTCGTGAAGCTACATATGCCGAAGTTAAAGGTAAATTTAGCCAAGCAGTCGACATCGGTACTCGATTCAATTATGAGGATCTTAACTTCCGAGTAACAGACGTTATCGATTTATCTAACAATGAATTTAAATTAATATGCGAAACTCCTGGAGCTAAAGGTAACTATTGTATAGGACGTATAACTCCGATTAATACAATCCCTGGGTTACAGAATGCCGAAATTAAAGAAGTATTAGTACCTGGTCAAGACGAAGAAGATACGGAAGCCTTCCGGGAACGCTATATCCGAGCATTAAAATCTAAAGCCTATGGTGGTAATGGCGCCGATTACAAAGAAAAGGTATTAACGATTGCCGGTACTGGTGGTTCTAAGATATACCGATGCTGGAACGGTGGCGGTACAGTTAAGGTCGTTATTATTAATAATGAATTTAATAAGCCCTCGCAAGAGCTCGTGAAAGAAGTACAGAATGCCTTCGATCCGACTCCGAATAAAGGTAAAGGCTACGGCTTAGCTCCGATCGGTCATACCGTTACAGTCGAAGCGGCACAAGAAGTCGTTATTAACTACGAAATACCGGTCGTAATGACAGCCGGTCATGAACCGAACGAGATTAAAGAAGAGCTTACTAAGAAAATCGAAGAACGTTTAAAAGCCCGTCGTAAAGAATGGACGACGCAAGACGAAAATCAATTCTTAACAGTACGTACTTCTATCGTTACTTCCTTAGCTGTCGATTTAGATAAAGTAATCGATGTAGGCGATATTAAAATAAACGGTCAGAAAGTTAAGCGCCTCGACTTACAGCCTAATCAAATACCTAAACTCGGTACTGTTACGTTAATTAAAGGTTAATTATTATGGCAGTATTCGATAATTATAAACGCATCATCGACTTATCCGAATTTGCAGTTCCTGTATCGGGTAACGTCGCCGAGATGCAAGAAATATATAGAGTCGAGAGTATCGAAATGCAAGTCTTATGGAACACGATGGTCGAGATCTTTAGAGAACAGTTTATTATGACGGCTGAATCTTTCGGCTTATCACAATGGGAATCAATATTGGATATTATCCCGGAAGTCGACGATACAATCGACGATCGACGCTTTAATATCTTATTAGCTCTTGCCGGTCAACGTCCTTATACCGAGATTAAGCTACGAGAACTTCTCGACGGTATTTGCGGTAAAGGAAACTATCAGATCGTCGAGGATTATAAGAACTATAACGTTCATTTTAAGGTAGCTCTCGGCGCTAAACGACAACGTAATGCCGTTAATAACCTATTAAAAGATTTAATTCCGATGAATCTGATATATCAAGTCGATCTTCTCTATAACAGGCATATCGACTTATCAAGATATACACATAAGGAATTAGCTCAATTTACTCATTTTGCTTTAAACCAGGAGGTTTTACCTAAGTAATGGCAACATATACAAATAATATAAATTTACTTAAACCGGCCGAAACAGAAAAATACGACGTAAACCTCAGAAACGATAACTGGGATAAAATCGATAAAGCTATCGGCGATGCTGGCGATGCTCTTAAGAAACATAAAGAACATAGTCCTATCGATCATCCAGATGGCTCCGTTACGACTCCGAAGCTACGCGATAAATGTGTAACGCCGGCTAAACTTAGCGAAGAACTTAATCTTAAGCTAAAAAACGACTTTGTTAAGCGTAGTGGCGATACGATGCAAGGCAATTTAACACTCGAAAATGGTAAACGTATTTACTTTAATAACGGTGATAATATCACGCATGCCAGTATGTACATTAACGTCGGGAATACGCTCGATATCGGTGTTAATGATTTGCCGGCAAAAGCCGTTAATAGAATCTCGTTGTGTAGCGTCGAAAAGCCTCAATGGTATAACACTAAGGTCGGCACTAAATTATTAGCTACTGAAGAGTATGTTAATACCGAAACAGCTAAATACTTACCATTAGCCGGCGGTACGATGAAAGGCAATATCACATTTAAACGCAATCAATCCTCCATTAAACTCGATGGCGGCAATAATAAAATGCACTCTATCGACGTAGGCGGTACAAACGGCGAAAATCTCGATATTGGGAATGCTAAACAAACAGCAGAAGCTAACCTATGCTGTTATAACCGTCCAGGCTGGTACGGTAAAGATAAGACTAATACGTTTAAACCGTTCTTATTCGACGACGACATGGTGATTACGTCCGGTACTATTGCTCATGATCAATTATTGCCGATCCCGGAAGGTTTCCGTGAAGATGAATGCCACTGGATTTTAACTGTAGCTGAGTCTACCTCTAATCTCAATGATAGGAACGGCATAATACACATAGAAAGCGGTTCTTTTGGCGTAAGTGTAATCTGTAAACGTGAGGGCCGTAAGGTTAAAGTAGGTACACAATATCATACTGGTTCTGGGAATGTAGACTACTACCGAGGATATCTATTTAAACCCGGTACTGCTAACTATGTATGTATTTGTCGACGTCGTTTCCAATAAGGAGTTTAGATAATGGAACAAATTAAACGTAAAGACGAAACATTATATCTAGGCTCCGACTGGGCTCGAGGTTACGAGATTAAGGGCGGTTTCGATCTTAAAGATGCGACTGTCGCATGCAAATTCCGCGATAAAAACGATAACCTTCTTTTCGAGGCCGAATGTACGATTCAAGAAAATTGTATCTTCGTATCGGTACCTTCTGCACTTAGCTTAACGATGCCTCGAACTATACGACAAGGGCGCTACGATATCTTCATTATCGGGAATGCGTTTACTCATAAAATCATTATGGGTTCCGTTGTTTTCGTTCCCGACGTTAGTATGCACTAGGAGATTATTATGGGTAAAAATATAGAAATTATCCCGATCGAGATAAAATGTCCGAAGCCTACCGAAGTCTTGCTGTATGGTATGAAGAAAGGTCCGAAAGGTGATCCTGGTAAGGACGGTATCGACGGTAAAGACGGTCTTCCTGGCCCTCCTGGACCACAAGGCCCGAAGGGCGAACCTGGTCCAAAGGGCGATCCTGGTGAAAAAGGCGAACGCGGTCCTCAAGGGCTACCCGGGTTAAAAGGTGATCCCGGCCCTCAAGGCCCTCAAGGCGATGCGTTTACTTATAACGATTTTACGCCGGAACAACTCGAACGGCTTAAAGGCCCTAAGGGCGATAAAGGTGAAAAAGGCGAAGCCGGCGAACAAGGTTTCCGAGGTGAACGTGGTGAAGCCGGTCCTAAAGGATCTCAAGGTGAACGTGGTCCTCAAGGCCCTCAAGGCGAACCGTTTACTTACGATAAATTTACGACCGAACAATTAGCTTTACTTAAAGGTCCTAAAGGCCCGAAAGGCGATACCGGCCCTCAAGGTCCTCGTGGCGATGCATTTACCTATAACGACTTCACTGAAGAACAGTTAGCACGTCTTACTGGTCCGAAAGGCGATCGTGGTGAAGATGGTCGTAAAGGTGATCCAGGACCGAAGGGCGATCCCGGTACGAAAGGTGAACGAGGTTTACAAGGTCCTCGAGGTCCAGAAGGCCCTCCAGGTGAACCTTTTACATATAATATGTTCACGAGAGAACAGTTAGAGCTATTAAAAGGACCTCAAGGTGATATCGGTCCTCAAGGTCCTCGTGGTAAAGATTTTAAATACGAAGATTTTACCGAGGAACAGTTAAAGGCCTTAATAGGTCCTCAAGGTCCTAAAGGTCCGCAAGGCGAACCTGGTCCGATAGGCGATCCATTTACATATAACGATTTTACACAAGAGCAACTCGAAGCACTTAAAGGCCCGGCCGGTGATCCCGGCCCTCAAGGTCCGGTCGGTCGTGCTTTCACTTACGACGATTTTACCGAGGAACAACTTAGCGCCTTGCGCGGTCCTAAGGGTGACAAAGGTCCTCGTGGCGAAGCCGGTCCAAATGGCGATCCATTTACGTATGATGATTTCACTGAAGACCAGTTAGCTTTACTTAAAGGCCCGGCTGGTGAACGTGGCGAACAAGGTCCAGAAGGTCCTCCAGGTCCTCGTGGTTCAGATGGTGATATTGGCCCTATGGGTCCAAAAGGTGCTGACGGTGCTCCAGGCCCGAAGGGTGATACTGGTCCGAAAGGCGATCCTTTTACGTATGACGACTTTACTCAAGAGCAATTAGCTTTACTTAAGGGACCAAAAGGTGATCGCGGCGAACGTGGTGCAGACGGTGATATTGGTCCTATGGGCCCGCAAGGTGGCACTGGTCCTCGAGGTCCGAAGGGCGAAGACGGTTTACCTGGACCTAAAGGCGAAGATGGTAGACCGTTTACATACGATATGTTTACACCGGAACAGCTTAATGCATTAAAAGGCCCGGCTGGCCCTAAAGGTGATCCCGGTCCGCAAGGCCCTGCTCCCGATATATCTCGATTCGTTATTAAGACCGACTTCCAATTAATTATCGACGAATTAAAGAAAATTAATGGAGGTATTTAATGCCAGAACAACATGTCGAATCCGTATTAACCGAACTTAAGAAGTTCGAGACTCATATTACAAACATAGGCGACGCTATTATAGAGAAAGGCGTTCAGTCTCGTCGTAAATTATATAATTTTGCCGACGAAATTAAGAAGATTAAAGGACATCCTTATAGTGATAATATGTTAGTCGCTATTTCTAATGCAATAGGTGTAGGTTTTACCGACGAAGAAGTTACGAAAGGTATTATTGATTTTATGATTAATAATGCCGAAGTTGACTTAATTAATAGCTCTATACCTACTAATAAATATAAAGATAATAAGAAAATTAAGCCGCTTCATACTTATTTCCGTGTAAATACGATAGGAAACTATGCTTTTAATGGCTCCAACTTAAGAAAATTAACGTCGCCTCTTACGACTAAAATAGGGCCAATGACATTCGAAAACTGTTCCGAATTAGAAGAATTAAATCTGGGTGGTTTCGTATATAAACCTGGTCTCGATACTGCTTTTAGCTTAAAAAATTGCCCTAAATTTAAGAAGTTAGTCGTTAGTGATAGTTCTAATATCACTAGTTTAGATTATAGAAATAAGTTAGCCGTCACTAATAATACGTTCGAAATCTATACATATAGTGGTAAGAAGTACAATAAAATAACTTATCAATTTGAGTAAGGAGTTAAATAATGAATCAAATTAGATTCGGCGGCATCCCTTATCTACATCTCGACGTGTATCAAGGACACGACCATGTCTTTAATATCCAAGTCGAAGATGATAGTACTAAGGAGATTATCCGCTATCAAGAAGGAACGTTAACCTGTAAAGTACGTCGCAATAGCCCTCAAGGCGGCGTCGTACTTACATTAACTCCTAAATTTAATAACGATACGAACTGTGTCGACTTATTATTTAACAGTGAATGTACGTCTTGTATCGTCTTCTCTTACGATAACGTTAAAGAGGAAACATTCTACTACGATATTCGTTTAGATCACGAAGATAAAGACGAAGTCGTTTGTTATGGTGAAGTGTTATTAAAGGCGGGGTGCAGTCAATGATTAAATTAAAACGTGGCCACGATAGAAATATTGTATTATCTAAAGAAGCTCTCAAGGAAATTCGTGGTTTATCGGCTTACGAAATTGCTAAACAAGAAGGCTTTACTGGTACCGTCGATGAATGGTTAGCATCTCTTAAAGGTGCTAAAGGTGACAAAGGCGATACGTTTAAACTATCTGATTTAACACCAGAAGAATTATCTAAAATTAAAGGACCTCGTGGTGAGACCGGTTATCCCGGTCCTCCAGGCCCTCAAGGCTTACAAGGTATTAAAGGTGACAAAGGAGATATCGGTCCTAAAGGCGACGTCGGTCCTCAAGGTCCGGCTGGTCCTCGTGGCCCGAAAGGTGAAGCTGGCCCGGCTGGTGTTAAAGGCGATCGTGGTGAGAAGGGTGAACGCGGCGAAGGTTTCGATATCTTTAAAATATATCCTTCTTTAGAGGCTATAAATAACGATTTAAATAATATTCCGTTAAATAAATTAGTTATGATTAGCTCGAATACTGACGACGAGGATAATGCTAAGATTTATTTAAAAGAAGCGACCGGTCTTACATTCTTTATCGATCTAAGTGGTGCTCAAGGTATTCGTGGTCCGATCGGTCCTAAAGGCGAGAAGGGTGATCCTTTCAAGTATACAGATTTTACCGAAGCTCAACTACAAAATCTTAAAGGTCCTAAAGGTGATAAAGGAGAAGCTGGTCCACAAGGCCCTAAGGGCGATCCTTTTAAATATGAAGATTTTACTCCGGCTCAGCTACAAGGTTTAAAAGGCCCTAAAGGTGATCCTGGTCCTCGTGGAGAACAAGGTATTCGTGGCGAAATCGGTCCTGTCGGTCCTAAAGGCGATGCTTTTAAGTATTCTGATTTTACGCAGCAACAACTCGAAGCCTTGCGCGGTCCTCAAGGTATTCAAGGCCTTCAAGGTATTCAAGGTCTTAGAGGCGAAAAGGGTGACACTGGTTTAACTGGTCCTCAAGGTCCTCGTGGTGAGCGTGGCGAAGCCGGTCCGGCTGGTCCGCAAGGTCCGAAAGGTGATGCTTTTAAGTATTCTGATTTTACACAACAACAGCTCGAAGCATTACGCGGTCCTCAAGGCCCTAAGGGCGATAAAGGCGATCCTGGTCCTCAAGGTCCACAAGGTATTCAAGGTCCTCCTGGTACTGCTGAAAATATCGACTTAACTCCTTTCGCTAAGAAAACAGATTTAAATAATTATGTAACGACAGTTAATGCGAATAATACATATTTAAGTAAAACAGACGTCGCTAACGCGTATGCTAAAAAGACTGATTTAAGTGGTTATGCGACTACGGCTAGTTTAAATAATTATGTAACATCTACTACAGCTGATAGTACTTACGCTAAGAAAACCGATTTAAATATCTATGCTACGACTGCTGATTTAGGTGCTTATGCGACTGCTTCTAGCTTAACTAATTATTTAACAACAGCTAATGCTAATAGCACATATTTATCTAAAAATGATGCTTCTAGTACTTATGCTACTAAGGCTAGTTTAAACAGTTATGTAACGACTGCAAATGCTGATAATATGTATGCTAAAAAAACGGCATTAAATGATTATGTGTTAACGGCGACAGCTAATACTACTTATTTATCTAAAACCGATGCATCTAATACGTATGCTACGAAAGCTAATCTTAATTCTTATGCTACTACAGCTAGTCTTAATAGCTATCTAACGATAGCTAACGCAAGCAGTACATATCTAAGTAAAACCGATGCTTCTAATACATACGCTACTAAAGCTAATCTTAACGATTATGCGACTACGTCTAGTCTTAATGGTTATTTAACAACTGTTAACGCCAATAATACATATGCGTCTAAAACAGCATTAAATGATTATCTGTTAAAGAATCAATATAATACCGATATGAATTCTTTATTAACAGCATTTAAAAATGTTAACGATTAAGGAGAATACTATATGACAGTACAAAATATTATTAACGAAGTAAATAGTATTCAAACTAAGAAAAAGGCTATTAAAGAAGCTATAACAGCTAAAGGTGTTACTTCGGAAGGTAAATTAAGTAAATTCGCCGACGAAATTAATAAAATTACGACGAAGGAACCCGACTGGTATATCGTTAATAAGTTCCGTTATGAGAACGGCAACGAAGCTTTATATATTCGAACCAGTGATAAAGATGCTATTAAAGCTAATAAGTATCAGATGGTCGAGATCGGTGGCGGCGTTACTAGAGATAACGATATTAATAACAGTTTTAATACTTCTTATTATGCCGATTTCGGTACCACTAACGGTAGCTACTTCCCTCGAGAAACCGCTTATCGTAGTTTTATGACAAAAGATAATTCTAATGTCATATTCAACGGTCATAACGATAATCTTAAGTTAACACTTCGCAATGGTAAGGAAATAGTATTTAGCGACGTTAATGTTTATAACTGGCTAAAGGGCTATAGAAATCAGCCACTAGCCGATTATAATACTCTTTATTTAAAATCTGATGGTTTTTCTCATTATAATCCATTAAGTCTAAGCGATTTTTTAGCTGCATCTAACGAATCAAGCATGTTGACGTTAGGCGAATACGGGGCAACTCCATTATTATTAATAGACTCATCTATTATGCTTCAAGCGATTAATCTAAGAGAAATGCCTAAGATCGGCTTTATTTCTTACTCCGATAAGGCGGTCGATACTATTTCTTTAATTCCGGCATCTTATGCAAATAATGAAGTTTATGCTCCATTTTACGATAATAAAGAACAATGGTATGGGAATTTATCTCCAGGTAACTATATTCATTTATTTAAAAACGGTAAATTAATAATCGTATTTGTTAGTGTAAACTATGTTATCGATGGTAACGGTCAGAAGCATAAAAACATCGAAGTATATATTTATAAAATAATCAAAGGAAATAATATTGAAGTAAACTATACTAAAATAGACAATAAACCATTCGAACTTTATTTAACTTTCTCTAATCAAGCACAACAACGATTACAAGAAGCTATTCGTACAAAATTTTTTAGAAAGCAAGTATTAAAAGCTAACGGTACTCCAGAACCTAGAGAAAGCAACTTCTTAACAGAATCTGACGCGTTAAATAGTTTTGCATGTCAAAAGGCTACTAATGCAAATGCAGTAAACCCTACCCCTATGGTAACCTTATTCTTAAAGAATCAAGCTGGAGAAACTATTAGATATATCAATCCTCCTAGTAGTTCAGCTACTTTTTATAGTATACCGATTGCTAAAAAATTAGCTTACGATATAAAAAACGGTGTAAAAACGACTGGTTTCATAAGACTTAATGGAGATACTATGCTCTCTATTGAACTAGAAAAAGCAACGGATGAGGTTAAAAATTTCCTTAAAACTTCTCAATTTAAGTTAGAGCTTAACAAATATAACCCATCGAAGAAGAAAAATCTTTTGTGGATATCTCATAACGGTTTCCCTGGACTTAATAACAGAACTATTATATTTGTTGCGAGTGACCAAAATAACGACATAGATTTTTATTATCTTAAAAATGGAAATAGCTATATCACAAATGATGGGCTCTCAACAGCAAGAAAAACACATTATTTATATTTAACTTCAGATACAGATACTCAACAATATTTAGCTACTAAGTCTTTAGATAATATCTGGACAGAAATACAAGATGTACTGGCTCATAAAGACGATTTTGAAGCTTACTATGAATAATAAGGAGAGCCTATGACAACAGCAGAAATTATTGTGTCGTTTGTCGGCATCGCGACGTTAATCGGTGGTTTTATTAAGGCCATCCATAGCATCGAGGAAATTCAAGCCGATCGTAAAGCCTTCGAAAAGAAGACGTTAGCGATCCTCGAGAATATCAATGAACAATACAAAGAACTACAAAAACAGATTGAGGCTTCGAGGGACGATAGACGAGCACTCGATCGTCGTATCTCGATCGTAGAGGAATCTGCCAAATTAAGCCATACACGTATCGATAGTTTATCCGATAAGCTTGAAGCCTTACGAGACAAAATTATCAAATAATTTAAATAAAGGAGCCTTTAAACGGGCTCCTTTTATCATACGAGGTTTTATGTTCAATAACGACAAATTACAAGCGATAGTTCAGTTAATAGCTGTCGGCGGTCTCGTAGTAGCGCTAATTATGTCGATACTATACGACAGAACAGAATTATCGACGAATATAGCTTCTGGTCTAGTCGGCTTCATCGGTGGAGCCGCTATTATACGTAAAGGAGAAGACAAATGGCATTAGGCGATTTAAGTGCGGCATACGAGTCTAACGGTAGACCTGGATGTGTTAGCACTGGTTATGGTGATTTAGGTGGTATTAGTTATGGCGCGTATCAGTTGGCCAGCGCAGCCGGTAGCGTCGATGCATTCTTAGAGTGGGGCATTTCATACGGTGGATATTATACTGATTATGCGAATAGTCTTAATCAGTACGACGTGAATAGCGATGCTTTTATTAATCAATGGAAGTATTTAGCGTCAGCTGATCCAGAAGGCTTTTTAAGAATGCAACACGACTTTATTAAAAGCGAATACTATGATCGAGCATGTCGATATTTAGCTAACGAAGGTTTCCATGCCGATAATCATTCTAATGCTTTAAAAGATGTGATCTGGTCTAGAGCTGTACAATATGGGCCTGGTAATGTGGTCGATTTATTTAACGAAGCATTAAGATATGTACCTGGCTATTCTGAAGAATGGAACTTATCCTGGGTAGATGCATTACGTTTCGATTATGACTTAATCGTCGGTGTTTACGAGTCTAATAAAAGTGACGAATGGATTAGCCCTCGATTAAGCTACGATGTACGTCAAGGTGTTTATGATCGTATGGATTCTGAAAAACAAGAAGCATTAGCTATGTTTATGAAGGAGATTTAA